CACCAGTGGAAAAGAATCCACAAGAGGCCGGAGCTAAGCTCCGACCTCAACCCACTCTCTCTTCGTGCGAACGCGGAGAGGGCGTCCTGAGGTCACGAGGTGATCTCTGTATAGGGGGTCAGAATAGTCCCCCGACAGGGTTTTCCTCAATGCCGGCAATCCATCAACCCGATTTATGGGGAAGATGGGCTGAAGGACATCCACCTTAACTACCTTGCTATGATAGTGAGGGTGGAGCCTGTCCCACGGATATCCAGAGGTTAGGAAACTCCATGGGGCGATTGCCGCCGTGTATCTCGGAACGGTCTTACGACCGAAACCGAGACTCTGAAGATGCTGCAGCAAGTGATGTGCAGTTTTCCAGAGACCATTCTCATAGAGATTGTTACACAGTTCCATCGATGATTTGATGGAAGCAATGTCCTCTCGTCTGCTAGGAAGAAGTCTACTCATACGAACGGGTGTAACCCACTCGCCGTCGTAGAAATCTCCGCCGCAACTCTCCCGGAACTTACCGTTCCAGAAAGATTTTGCGACGTTGACCTTTAAGCCAAAGGCTTCAAGGGCTTCCTTAGCAGCTTGCACCATGTCTACGGGGATAATTATATCGTCCCCGTAGACTCGGACTTTACCGTGGAGCTTAAACAAATCACCACGGCTGCGGTAGGGTCTATCAGATGTCGTCCCAGAAAGGAGAATCGCAAGAAACACGACTTCCTCCATAGGAAAACATAGTGCAGAGCCCATAGACGCAAACTTGACGAGGGGTAACACCTTCCCTCCGTCAAGACTCACTCTGGTCGAGCGTGACGCCTGAACAGCGCCAAGCAACGAAGGCCAAGGACGAAGAATCTCCTTAACCAGTGAGTTGAGAACACGATCGCTAGCTTCGGACAAGTCCAAAGTTGCGATCTCCCCATTAACGCTGCCAAGTTCAGCAGCGTGACGGTTAGGCTCTTGCGAGCTGAAACCGACGAACGGTCCGCAAAGCGGGTCGCTCTCAAGAAGGGGAACTAGGGCATCCTTAAGTCCCTGCTGCATGTATTGCATTGCAACAGGTTCCATAGCGATGATCCTAGGTGTCTTCTGCGTTTTTGGAACGAGGGTCACCTTAGCAGGGATCTCCTCCTCCGGGCTAGTGAGGTCGATGGACCAGGACGAAGTGCTCCGAAGATTCGGAAACACATACTCCCCGTAGGGGAAGTACTCCTGTAGTCTCTCAGTCCAGTAGGACTGATCGAACTTCTGGTTGCCGAGTTTTGCATCGGCAGTACTACCAGGCCCATGGCGCGGTTCGATAAGAAAATCGTCGATCAGACGATTAACCTTGTCAAACACGTCTCCGAAGAGAATGTGTGCTTGGATCGCGACATCTCTCACCCGATCAGGGTCAAGATGCCGTTCTACTAGCGCCAACTCTTCCTCACATGACAGATAAGCCTGAACGGCCTTGCGCTTGCGGCGCTCGGTACATTCCAGCTCGACCTTCTTCATAAAGAGGCAGAACTGTCTGATGTTGCGAATAGCAACAACAGAAGGCTCCAATTTCAATCTACCGCAATCCAGGAACACCTGACTGAGGAAACCCGACAGGAATGCCGGGAGCCCACCACGTTTCTTGAAACTCAAAAACATGGTAGAGTCAACACCGCCAAGCTCAAGACTTCTTTCGAAGTCCGCAGCGAAAGACGGTAGAGTGATTGTCAGAAAAGACAGTCC